CATTGAATGGCGCCAAACACTTGTTAATGATAAAAGGGGAATATTTCTTTTCCCACATAGGATCATCTGAATCAAGAAGATGTTCCTTAGTTTCGTTGATAGACTTTAGATAATGTTTTAACTCGTATCCACTCATTTCCAATTCACCTGTGTCATAATCTCAACCATATATGCAAGCATATTGATTTCTTGATCAGCGACAAAGGCGGACTTGTATGAGTAGTCTGCTGTTGCGAGAACAAGATGCGGTACGGTTTGTGGTTGTACTTCATCGTATAATATATCATAAACTTTACGATACATACGAGCAGGGTCATTATCTAAGTTGTTTGCAACCCATTTACGAATAGACTTGAAATCTTTCTCTTTGAGAAATGTAACCAAGTCTTTCATGTTAGTTTCTGATAGATTAACTAGAATACCACTGTCAATCATACCAGAGGCAGAATACCTTTGTAGTTCGTTTAGAACTCTTCTCCAATCGGGGAAGTGTTTCTCAACAATACCAGCAACCGCCTTTGGTTCAAACTGAACATTCTCTGCAATGAGAATATCCTGTACACGTTTGAAGAACGCACCAGCGAGTTTAGGTTTTTCTGTAGTTGGAATACGAAACTCTACAACAGAGCATCGACTATGCAAAGGGTCGATGATACGGTTCTTGAAGTTACAGGTAAGAATAAATCCACAGTTCTTATGGAACTCTTCAATGAACCCACGCAGGGCGGGTTGAGTTGATTGTGGATTTAGATAATCTGCCTCATCTAGAATCACAAACTTACGATTACCATCCATAGAGACAGTACTTGCAAAGTTCTTGATTTTGTTTCTGAGTACATCAATACCTGATTCTTCAGAACCGTTAATCATCATATAAGTAGCACCTAGTTCCTCAAGCATTGCTTTTGCAACCGTGGTTTTACCTACGCCAGGCCCACCCGATAAAAGAAGGTTTGGTATGTGTCCTTCATTCACAAAGGTCTGGAAAGTTGTTTTCAAATCATCAGTGAGAACACAATCACTAATCTTCGATGGGCGGTATTTCTCCACCCAAAGCATCACATCATTCATAATATATTTCCTTCTGGTTTAGGCAGCTTCGAGAGCAATAAAGTATTCGATAGGTTTGGATACATTTTCAAAACGTGAAATGCCCTTTTCGGATACTTGTACCTTGTAATCACCAGAAAGAAGTTTGAGGTTTTCTACTTTGAAGAAGTAGGTGAAGTTGTTTGGAGCGTTTTCACCAACTGCAATACTGAAATCATTAGACGTATCATTCTTACGGTCAGTAACAGTCAGTTTAATGTCACCACCAGCAGTTCCAGTAAGAACCACATCTGGAACACCAAGAACAGCAGATGCCTTTAGAATCTGATTGAATGTATCTTGTGTAAAGGTAAACTCTACATCTACACTCGGCATAGTGATTTCGGTTTTGGGTGCAGTCACGATAGATGGGTCACTGAACATATAAGTCAGATTACTACCACCACCCTCTTCGTTAAGTCTTACACTCTTCTCATCAAAAGATAGTGTAGGGTCTTTGAATAGAGACATTGCAGACAAGAACTCGTTCAAGTCATAGATGGCAAATTCATTGTTGAAAGTATCTGAAACAGTTGCCTTTGCAACGATGTTTTTCATCGCCGACATTGTTCCAATCACAGTTCCATTCTTTACCAGAAGATTCTGGTTAATGGTAGAAAAGTTTTTTAGAACTTCTCTGGTATCATTACTAAGTTTCATATCAATTATTCTCCGTTATATCGTGATTATGAAGTGCCATTATACCATAATGGATCACCTTTAGCAAGTCATTTCTGTTCTTGCCGTCCTTTTTTCCGTATCGTTGACTGTATTTCAGAATGTTACCGATACAGAAACCTTCCCCATGTCCACTGTCCATGATGAATTCTGTTGCTTGAAATTTGTTGTGGGAATAGTGAGCGTTATAGGTTTTATCTATATACTCTTTCATTTCTATGAGGATTCTATCCTCTGAATATTTGTAGTCAATTCTTTTGTCAGCGACTACAGGTTCATCTTTTTTCTTAAACATTACAAATCCTCAAATTACATTATCATTACTATATCAAAAAATGGGGGGAATGTCAATAGATTTTCCCCCCACCACTTATTTACTTGATTTTAATCAAACGAGGTTTCTTCTCCTCTGGAATGATTCTTTCCAAATCAATGAAAAGCAAACCATCTTTCATATCGGCGCCATTTACGACCACATCATCTGCGATTGTAAACGCCTTCTTGAATGAACGGGCAGAGATACCTTTGTGTAGATATTCAGTTGTATCCACTTCCGTTTTATCCACACCAGAATCCTTAGATTGTACTGTAAGAGTATTCTCTTTGGTTTCTACTGCAATATCGTCTTTTGAGAATCCAGCAACTGCAATCTCAATAGTGTACTTATCGTCACTATGTTTTACGATATTGTAAGGGGGATAATTCGATGTCATTGGGTGTTGCCCCATAAGACTGTCGAACATTCTATCGAACCCGATAGAGTAAGTATTAATCCTAGATGGATCAAGCGTTAGTGATGTATTTACCATTGTTTTTCTCCTTTGTTAAGCAAGATAAATTTGATACCCGATTATCGGCATATCATTAAAGTGGTGGTTTTTTAAGGGAGAACCACCAAACTCCATACTTTGCGTCACAGAGTAAGCATATTTTGTGACAACTGGGCGTCTTACGAACAGCACCCATATTATATAGGTATCCAAGAGGGGTCATTCAACCCCTCTTTTCAACTTTTTTTATGCGGCGTCAGCGTATTCAAGTGCCTTATCCAGTGCATTCAGTTTCACCTTACGGTTACGTCCGTACCATGAAGAAACCAATCGTCCATCGTTAGAACGTCCTTGCAAGTGATCTGTCATGTTAGTAACAGAATTGAATGCAGTCCACCAAGTACCTTGAGCGAACTCAGCGCCAGGTTGTACATCCAAGTTCTCAAAAGCAAGTTTTGAGTTACGAGATGTGAATGGAAGTTCACCATCAACCTTTTCCTTTGCAGGAGCACCGAATACTTCATTAAAGTACTGGATTACGTTGTCAGGCGTATACCTCTTTGAACCAAGGTGTGCTGCCATTGACTTGTACTGTTCCATTTTCTCACGAGCGATACCCATCTGTTCTTTAACTTCAGAAGCATCAAACTCTTTTCTGTGGTTTACAGTCAACATCTTATCTGCATTCTGCGACAGAGACAGTGTAAGAGTGTTATTACATACAACACGAATAGGTGTCATACGAATGTTGATTGCCTTACCAAACTGGTGAGGGTTAGTAAACAAGAAGTAGTTGTCAGTAACGTCACCGTCAAACAACTCAAATGATTCTTTGGTTTTTGCAAGCGCCCAAACCATCTGTCCATCTTTCAGTGAACCAGCAGTGTGCATTTCCATGTCACCCGCCATCACATACTCGTGGAAGAATTCAAATGCATCAGAGTTCTGTACTGGATTCCAACCTGTACCAACAACGTCAAGTACAGAGTTATCAGAAGTACGAACAAGTGCTTCTTTGTTTTTGATTTTTACACCTGTTGCAGTAACAAGTGGTTGTTTCTCTACTGTCCAATCAAGTCCAGCAACTTTCTGGAAGTCGCCAGGCGTAAGGTCTTGTTCAACCTTTGTACCTAGTCCGTGCCAAGGTAAATCACCAACGTATGCCATTTGTGCGTTACCATTTACGATTTCAAGTTCATGTGCCATAATATAATTCTCCGTTTGTTTTCTCAGTTTGTATATTCATAATACCCTGTTTTGAGAACAAAGTCAAGATGTTTTTAGAACTTTTTTCAACTTTTTTTGTTGTTTTTTTAATGCCATATCCATCTTCATCTTAGATGCATACATTGTGAAGTTCTTGCCTTCCATATGGTCATACTCATGTTGGAAGATACGAGCAGTCAATCCAGCAAACTTCCCTGTCTGTTGTTCACCGTTGATATCCATATATTCAAACTCCATAACATTTGGGCGTTTTAGATTCAAATACAAATAGGGATATGATAAACACCCCTCTTGATAGAATTCAGTTTCTTCAGACTGCCATATAATTTTAGGATTGAAATATATCTCTACATTTCCATCCTTCAAATCTGTGTACATACAGAATGCACGAATGCTCAATCCAACTTGATTCGCAGACAATCCAATGCCACGCAACTCCGTCATCGTATTCTTTAGATTATCATATAATTCTTGTGGTGTCAAGTCATATTTTGTTTTAATTTCATCAAATGTAATATCAGGCAAGGGCGCCATCAAAGATGGACTTTCTGCTTCAATCAATTTATAAATCATTATGTTCTCCCAAAAAACCTAATAGGATTGCCATTAGTTCCATAATCATTGTTGTCAAAAAGATACCAACAACAGTTATCTTTTCCAACGCTTTTACTTCCTTCAATCCACTTCACTCTTCCTATACTAACAACTTTTTTCAGTCTTGTCAAGTAGGGAACTGATTGTTTTGTGTGAATCCAATCAGCATCGAATAGTAACCAAGTCGGTAACTGATTCGATAAGTTTTCAATGATGGGATGAAGAATCTTTCTATTCCAAGGCGGGTTTGTTATTACAACATCACACCCTACAATCTTGTCTGTAGTAGCGTCACCGTCACCAACAAAGTCTGCCATAGGTTCGATATCTGTCATCCAGTAACCTAGCATTCCTGTGAGTTCTTCAATATGTCGAATCAGTCTACCATCTCCAGCACAAGGTTCTGCGAA